TACCTTTTCCGGTGTATGTAATTAATTCATTACCGACTGCTATAGTTCCTGTTGTTGGAAGACCAGAGTTTGATGTAACGTTAATAACAGTTCCTGATCCACCTGTACCATTTGTATCTGCAAGTAGGGCACCATTTAAAGTTGTTGTAAATGGACTTTGAACGGTACCACCATATTGACCAATACCGAAACCATAACCATAAGATTGTGCGGCAGGACCAACTGGTTCGTAAGGAATCACACTACATGCTCCACCACCAGCAGCTCCTGTTGTAGTTTGTGTTCCAGTTACAATCGCTATTAGTGATGATGTAACTCTCGTTACTTGAAATAGTTTATCTTCGAATGCAGCATCAGTTAAACCAATACCAGCAGGTACAGTCACATTATCTAATAAAATAATATCACCTGATTGTAAATTGTGATTAGATGAAAATGTTAGAGATACTTCTTGTGTTGCATCTTGAGCAGACATAACAACACTTCCGATTGTAGATTTTATAGGTGTAATATCAAATAATTGTCCTTCGAAATATAACAATAAAAACTTGTCAGTTCCAATAGCCACATATCTATTACCCTCTAGATCAACAAAAGCATGTTGTTTTCTAGCAACACCTACAATAGTATCCGATACCAAAGAAGACCAACCACCAACTTTTTCTGGAAGACCATATCTGAACCTAACATTACCAGAATCTATCCATCTATTTTCTGCACCTGCAGTCGTATCTTGTTTGTCAATTCCCGGAAGAAAATTATATTCAATAAGAGCCATGGTCCGTGCTCCTTATGCCGTGTTAGTTTTGTATGCCCAACCTCTTGTAGAATCTACATACACTAATGTAAAAGCTTGGCCGTTAGTGGTTAATGTTAGATTAGATGTGCCTGTATTAATAGGCTGACCGTTTCTATTTAATATTAAATTGTTGTTTGCAAACGTCCCTCTTGCATCGATAAATGTAATTTCGTCTCCTGTAGCAGGTGATGTTGGAAGAGTAACTGTAATAGGGTTAGCTGTTGTATTTGCAAAAATCTGTTCGCCAGCAGATGCCGTATAAGCAGTTACTGTAGAAGAGTTTACTGTTAAATAACCTTTGGTTTTCATACCAAGATTAACATTAGTTCCATCCGAATAAACCAATACCGTTGCACCTGAAGGAATTAATACCCCTGATCCAGATACGGTTTTAACTGTTAATGTTTTTATTGAACCGGAACTTTCTCTAGTAGTTGCATCCTCAAACACCATCACTCTTTCTGCAGTATCTGGAATAGTGACCGTTCTGTTACCTGTCAAAGTTCCTGTTAATTTAATGTAGATATTTTTACCATTTGATGTAGCTCCATTATCTAATGCTAATGCTACGTCTGCACCACCTACGGCTAATGATAAATAACCCGTAGATAGTTGTTCTAATATCTGTAAGTTTGTATTGGTGATTGATCCCCAAAGACCAGCCTTTTCACCGGTTGTGATTAATTCTAATTTTGAGTTTGTTGAAAAACTTGATGCCATAATTCTCCTAATAAGGGTCTATATTAACCCATGTTTGTGATGCTCCTGGATCTATAGGTTGCCATGTAATGATACCTGGATCATTGACAGTAAGAGTCATAGGCACGCCTGTAGGACTTACATTCGCAGCTGCAGTGATTGTAACACTTCCTGTAGATAAGGTCAATTGGTTTCCTGTAACACTTGTATTAGCTGCCGCTGATACCGTAATTGTACCAACACCTAAAGTAAATGGTGTAGCTGTAGGTGTTACGTTTGCTGCTGCTGTAACAGTTAATGATCCAAAGCCAAGTGTTAAAGGACTCCCAGTTGGTTGTACCAAAGCTCCTGCTAATGCAGATGCACTACCAATACTTAATGTTAAAGGATTTCCTGTTACACTAATTGTAACGTTCGGGTCAAAGAACGATGTCGATATTGGAGCACCGGATATGGAAGTCAGTCCGAGCATTTATTACTTCGAAGGTTTTTCTGGAAATTCAACAGCCCTTGCTTGTTCAACTGTTGTTATTCCTTCTGTTATATCTCTTAAATTTGTTCTGTAGGTCTGCCATTCAGATTTTTTTTCATCTGTTAAAGGTGAACTTGGTAAATCTGTCCAATCTGTTTTTGCTAACAAATTATTTCTTTTTAATCTTACTTCTTCTAATGCTCTATCAAATAAATTATTGTTAAATTCTAATTCTTTAGCTTCTAACTCTGTTAATTCAGTTCCAGTTATTTCAATTAATTCATTGTTAACATATTTAAATCTTGCCATAATTATTCCTGTCCATATAATTTAAAAGTTCCAGCTAGTATATTCCCTGTTGCAGCTTCAAAACGAAGTCCTGTACAAGCAGCATCACCCATATCTGAACCACCTACTGACCAGTTACTAACAAAATTATTACTTGCATCAGTAAAATGCACTTCACCATACATTTGTCTTTTAATAGTTCCTCTCATATCAAAAAATTGTAATTGACCATTTGCAGCTTCATTTGACCCATTTCCTACTCCACTTTTATTTGGTCTATAAAATGATGTTCCTGTATCATAAGACGTGGACATAGTGCCGTCGCTTCTTATTTCTGAATAAGCAAATTTATAATCCGAGCCTCCAGCTACATGACCTCCAGTACCACTTCCAGTAAAAAATGTAACTCTAATATCTGAACCATCTACTGAAAATCTTACTCCATGAAAAGCCAATAAATAATTATTATGAGCATCTGTCATAATATCTGTCATATCAAAAGATGATACCCCACTACTTATAGTTTGTGTGGCTAAAAGAGTATTTCTTCCACCAAGGCCAGATACAAAGTTTGCTCTAGTCATTTTTCTTAATGCACCAGAAGCTGATGTGTCTGATAATAAAATTAAATCGTCTGTTGCGATAGATGTTTCTGCTGTTTGACCAGAAATAATATTGTCATTTATTTTATCTGATGTTACTGCATCATCATTTACTCCAGGTGTTATAATTCTAGTTATCGCCATAATTTATCCTATTAACGCTTTAATTTCGTCGTCGTCCAATCCTAAATCTTTTAGCTTTTGTTTACCAGAAGCTTTTTTATCTATTGCTGTTTGTTCAGCGTCTTTTAATTCTTGTATCTTTGCATTTACTTCTGCTTCAGTTGGTTTTGTAATTGAATTGTCATGCACTATAATATTTTCATAAGTCATTCTTTGATTGTTAGGAATTGTATTTCCATTATCATCTTCTTTTCTCCAACCAAACCATTGACCATTGTACATTTGTGCTAAAGCAAAATTTAACCATTCTTGTTCTGTCATAATTCTCCTATGTATCTCCTAATCTAATAAACGTAAAACTACACATATTTCTATCTGTTGAACCAATAGCAGTAGTAGCATTTAAAGATGTGCTTTCAAATTTTACTTGAACATTTGATGTATTAGTAACATCTAATAAAGTGTTAGATACTACACAAATTTTAGTTGTTCCACTATCTGCCTGTTTAATATGACCAGACATTTGAGCAACCATATCAAAAGAACCACCTCCATTATCGCTTGCAAATATAGTGCTTTCAACATATCTTGAATCTCCAGCTCTCACTGCTGTTAAAATAAATTCAATATAATATATACCAGTAGACGGAAAAGTAAAAACACCAGAACTTTCTGTCATTCCAGTTCCTAACTTTCCTTGTGCAGTTCCATCAATTCTTTCAATATTAGAAGTAAAAAAAGTACCACTACTATCTACAGAAGTATCAGCCGATAATCTAAATTGATCAGCCATTGTAATTCCTTGAGTAATACCTGTAACCGTAGTCCCAGCTAATGCAATCGTATCCCCACTAGCACCGATAGTAATCGTGTTACTATTCTCGTTGATAATGTTATTACCGTCTGTGTCCTGTATCGTGTCTGCTTTTAATATACTTGTCATTATGCTCCTATCCTATATGCTCCAAAATATGTTCCATCACTATCATAATCTACCTTTGGATCACCACTTGTATCATTAATTCTAGTATAAATTTCTAAATAATCAGTAGAGCCGTTCATTTCTATGATAGCTTGAACCCCTTGATTTTTTGTTCTTAAATAATTATCACGACAATCAGTAAGTGTGCTTCTACCAAAAGAGCCATTTTTATAAATAACTATTCTTATCTCTTGTAAATTACTACTAGCTTGAGAATTACCAATAACACTTGCGTATACAAAATATTTACCTGCTACTTGAGGAGTAAATCTATAGTTTGTAGAACTATCATAAGCACTGTCTGTATCAAAAATCTCTGAGTTAAATTGTACTTTTGTATAAGAATTATCTGATACTGATTGATCCGATGAAGCTCTTTTTGCTTCAAAAGCTGGATAATTTTGACCAGATAATAATCCGTTAGGCACAACTACAGTCTCCCCAGATTGACCAATAGTAATGGTCCCTGATCCAGAGCTCGTTGTTATTGTTCCTACTTTTAAAGTTCCGTCTGCCATAATTTATCCTATTCTATAATTTTGTATCCAAACATTTGTGTATGTTCATCACCCCCATACAAACTTTGACCGCTGCCAGAACTTTGATACATTTGCATAGTTACATAATCACCAGTTCCATTTAATTCTACAATAGTACTACCAGTTTGTGACCTTCTTGCTCCTTGTTCATTTTGATTTTGCACTTCAAGCATAGCAGCTGTGTTTTTTATAATATAAGAAATATTGTATTGGGTGCCACTAGTTGAAATAAGTGACTTTATACCTATTAAATATTTTCCACTTTCATTTGGAGTAAATGAATATGCAGGAGCAGTTATTCCATTTAGTGTTGTTGAACTTGAAGTATTATTAAAACACCCACCAACATCAAACAGCTCTGAATTAAGTGGAACTACTGATTGTGAATTATTTGAAATAGTTGTAGTGGTACCTAAATAAGCAAAAAAAGCAGGAGTATTAGTTCCACCAAACCCAGTTGCTGTTCCAGAGTTTGCAATAGTTACTCCTGATGGTACATTGATTGTATCACCACTTACACCTAAAGTAATAGTAGATGTGTTTGTACTTCCAACTTGTAATGTCGAAGTTCC